TTAGCGAGCGAGGGCTCTGACATAGGCCTGACACGCCTGCAGGGCAATCAGTCCGCTATCGCCTGCGCTGGTGATGGCGATAATTCGTTGAGCATGCGCCGGGTCAAGTCGGGCTCGCGAGGCGCCATGATCCACCCCGCCGGTGCCGGAGGCGGCTGGCACTGCACAGGCCGAGGCAGCGTCATTGGCATCGAGGAGAACTGACAAGCGCACATCAGCAGTGGCAAGACGATCGCGCAGGCGACCTTGATCACGTTCGGCATCGCTAAGCGCTCGATAATGGGTTTGTTCACTGGCCGACAGCCGCTGCTCCAGAGTCAGACGCTTGTCCTGCTCGACCTGTTGCTGGGTGGCAGCGGCCAGAGTCAGTTGATTAAGGGTCTCGGCGTGCAGCCTGGCCTGCTCGGACAGTTGCCGGCCGTAGCGCCAATCCTGAAACTGCCAGGCCAACGCCGCCGAACAACCGACCAGCACCAGCAGACCGATCTGTCGCCAGCCGATCAGACCGAAGGCTGGCATAACACCGCCCTCGCTCGAGCCCAGATTTCCAGACGATCCTGCAAGCCGTTCAGCCCGCCGTTGATACGGCGAGTGATGCTGTTGAACTGATCGCGGTCGGCCAATTCATTCAAGCCATTCTGCTCCCAGAACCATGCTGCCGATTCGGCGGCCCATTGGGGTTGTTCCAGCAGTTCAGGCAGAGACAGCAGTCGTTCATCGCCAAATAGGCCGAGGCTGCATTGACGGTAGTTGTTGCGGCCGGTGATCTGGATCAGGCCACGTCCACGGTATTTTTGACCGTCACCGTCGGGTTCTGGAGTGTTGCCCAAACGGGTGGCCAGGTTGCCGGTGTCGTATTTGCTCAGGTATTGAGTGCTGCCCAATTCACGTACGTACTGCAACTGCCCCGATTCGTGACCGACTTGCGCGAGGAAGGCGGCGATACGTTTGGGGGTGTTGATGTTGCGTTGGGTCATGGCTGTGTTTAGGGCGGAAATGAAAACGCCCGCTTGGGTGCGGGCGTTGGGCATAACGATCTTTAGTTGTTGCTGCGTAACGGTCATAGAGTACCAATCAGATAATCCGTTTAAGAAAACCGAAAACACTTTGCTCTGCTTCCTTCCTCACCAGCAGCGATTCCAGCGGGAAAGGCTCACCTCCCGATGAAACCCAGTCCAGATAATCAAGCCAGTCTCGATTACCCGAATCTTGAGGAATAAAAGCTGAGTCAGAAAGACGAAGTACGCCATTGACGGTTAGTTGATAGTTCATCGTGTTCGATTCCTATAGTTCAGCGTCAGCTGTCCATTCAAGCTGTAACGTTTGACCCGGCACGCTTCCGACGGCGGTAACTGTTGCAAACGATATGCTTCGATTCGTCAGGCTTTGAAGGGTCGTCCCTGTACAGGCCCTGCCCAGCGTCAGGTTCCAGACCTGATTGCTGTTATCTCCAGGACAAAACGCCAACACAGTTGGCTGAGCCCTTTTCTGTACCAGGAAGCCAATCGTCATTCCATATTGACCGGTATTCCCTGCCGGGATCTGAGTAAAGGTCGACAAGCACGTACTTGAACCATTACCTGCTTGCACCGGGAGCCAGGTATTAAAAGACTTTTCGTAATACCGCTGACAATTGATCAGCTCTTGGGCCGCAGTGCGATATTCAAACGGCGTCGCAATTGGCCCTTCTTCAAGCTGAACCTGCGCCAGATCAACCGTTTGCAATACGTTCAGCGGCAAGTCGAAGGCCAAGCGCAAACAGTCACTGTTGGTGTTACCCAACATTTTTCCAGCGAGCGAGGGAACCTGGAAGGTCGTGGTATACAGCGCCCATGAAGTTGTCAGCAGAAAATCACCGACGTTTTTTTCAACGGATTCCGAACCGCTCGGTCCGAAGTACTGGGTAATGCTTACCTTCAATGGACGTGCCGCATCGGATTTCGCCCAGAAGGACACGGTGGCGGTTTTTCCGGCCAAGGTTCTGACCGATTCGATATTCTGGGAAATCTTGTGAATAGTAGCGCCGGTGCCGGCAGTCACTTGTTGCCACCGAAGAAAGTATCGTGGTTCATCCGGCACTTCGGTTTGCCCTAATACAAAACCCTGTCGGGAAATATTGACCCCGGCATTTCCGTTCCAGTCGCAACGGAATCGATCAGCCACGTACCCTCCCGTGTTAGGCGCAAGATTCGTAGCTCCGCGCTGCCAAATATCAAAACCACCGTTAATCAGCAGGTTTTTACGATAGACCTGAACCGGAAAATGTTGCAGAGGATCAGGTTTTGAAAGTTGCCTGATCGCCCTCGACAGTTGATCATTCTGATCTTCTGTCGGGGTTAAACCCGCTTCGCTAATCGCGTTCAAAATTTCTTGCGTAACAGCATTCCCCCAACTCGCGGGAATTAAGGAACCGGGGGTACCGATGATCGGATTTTCGTCCGCAAACTGTCCGTTAACCAACCCGGCGCTGGGTACGCTCTTTGGATAATCCATTTGTCTTGATTCCTGTATTACCTGAAAAAACCCAGCGCACGCATATCGAAACGCTCAGAAAAAACCGCGTTGGCAGATGTATGACCGGTAGTGATATTCAGGTCGTGTCAAAGATATCCAGCCAGCCAAAGTGGTGCGCTGGGTCGACGCTCGCTGAAAGGAAAGAATGACCCTTGCGGCCAATCCCGAAGTGCACGGCGATAGGCCTGCAATTCGGCGTATTGATCGGTGGTCAATGTTGTACCGCCACCGTCCTCCAGTTCGTCCCTGTCGCGAGCGACCATACTGTCAGTGGCCGATAACTGGCTATCACGCCAAAGACGCTCGGCCTTCGCGACTTCCTCCGGCGCAAGAGGTGGTGTATCCGTAAGAAAGGGATAGCCGTTATCGGCTCGCACCGAAATCATTTTCGGGGTTACAGCCAACTGTTGGAGTAACGAAATCCAATAAGCCTGGGGGATTTCTATGACATCGGAAGGGATATCCGACGCATTGATTCCAGGAACATAAACACCACAGGTACTTGCGCTAAACAAAACATTGAACGCGTTCATTCAATAGCCCTTTGCAAAATAATTCACGCTCCATCCCGCCTGCACCTGACCGGAAAAACTCCGGACTTTCAGGCGGCAGCCCTGTTTGGTCCCGGTGCCCCCGACCAGGATGACCATCGCCCCGTCGCCACCCACATGGGTGGCGACGAGCGAAGAAAAAGACGTCGGGAACGAGATCGGGAAAGTGATATAGACATCGCCATTGGCATCCGTGGTGCCAACGCCCCATTGTTCAATGTTGCCACTGGGATACTTCTGGTAACCGACGTTGCCGTAGACGCCGGAGAAGGACGAAGCGTACTTGTCGCTGACCGAGCCCCCATACAGGCGCCACTCGCTACCCAGTTTGATGAAGTGCGCGGAATCACCAAGGCCGAGCTTGACCGGCCCGAATGTGCCGTTACAGGTCTCGATGAGTTCGACACCAGCCGGGTTGATGGTCAGCACGCCGTTTCCGGCGTTGATGACATGGATCGTACTGGCATGGGCAAGTCCATTGATGGACGGCAACGTCGCCGTGATCGGCGTGGCGCTGGCAAAACTCGCCACCCCGCCCACGTTGGCTGCGGTCAGCGCAGCGCTCGCGGGAAAGACGTTGAAGCCTGAAAACTGCAGACCGCTGCGGGTCACAAATTCAGTGGTGGCGACCGACTGATCGCTGTCGAACTGTGGCGCGGTCACAAACAGCTTGTTACTGCGCAACGCCGTCAACAGTTGATCGTTACTAGCCTCTGACGGTTTGATGCCAGCAGCCTCGATGACTTTCAACAACTCCAGAGTGACACCGTTACCCCAGCTGGCTGGGATCAAAGAACCCGGAGTCCCCGCAATCAGGTTTTCATCGACAAACTTGCCGTCCACCAGACCGGCGCTGGGGACGCTATTGGGATAATCCACGGTATATCCTTCCGTTGGTATTTTGCAGGCAGCCGTGTGCTGGCGGCACAAGACTGCACTTCCAGTTATTAATAAGTTTCAGGATTTATACGGCTACGACGCTGACAGGTGAAGCTGGCCAGTCAATGATCAGTGGGAAGTCCGGTTGCTGTTCAATGTTTATCAACTTGAGCGTATACCGTTTCCACTCTTGCAGAACGGCCAGTTGAACATTGGTGGCCTCACCCAGTTCATAGGCGTATTGCAGCGGTGCGACGCGAATAACCATCTCACGCAGACGATTGTCTCGCTCGGCGCCGGCTTGAGCGGTTTTGCCTGTTCGTTCGGCAGCCAAGTCCAGCGCCCAGTCATCATTCAGCCAAACATAGTATTCGCCGGGGCGAGGCTTGACAGTCAGGAAATCAGGCAACGGACCCAACTCGTACCAGAATTGAAGTCCACCTGTGTCTTTGCGATACACCGGGCGGTTGCGCAAATCGATCAGTTGCGAAGCGGCACCGTTACGCCAGACCCATACATAACCGGTTTCAGCGGGTGGCAGAACTTCCGGTAACTCGATCGCATTGCCCGGCAATACAACGCCCATACCAGGAATGACCGGCAACCCGACGGGACCGGTTAACTCTTGAGAACTTTCATTTAAATAGTAATAAGCCATATGCACCTCAAATGAGTTTCAATCGACCTGGATAAGCAATGTTCCTGGGGCGAGTCATCCCCCAGTAAGTACTGCCCAGATTCTCGGTCATGGTGGCTGATACGTAGTAACAGAGACCGGTAAAGGTTGTTGGGTCAGCCCCTACTGTCGCGATGTTGGCAATACCCTGAACCGCTGGAGCGGCGCCGTTATCACCCGTGATGTTGGTACCCGTCTGCCAGGTGCCGGCTGCGCGCGCAGTATCGACACCGCGTTGTTCATCAAGGACGCGGACAAATTCACCCCGGACTTCCGGGGCGCGGAACGTCTTGATCCCATCGCCACTGCTCCAACCTCCGGCGCGGTCAACTTCTGCACGCAACATTCCGGACTGAACGGCGTGATCCCAAAGCCAGGGCCATTCGGAGCGAAGAAATTCTCTGCCGTTCAACGCGCCATAACCACCCGGACTGAACGCGGTTGTCGTCTCAAGAACAATCCTTCCCAAGGGCGTTGCATCGAAGCGCCCGACGGGCCACCAATTGCTCGCTCCATCGCTTCGTAAGTGCCACCAATCACCCGCCCCCATCAAAACCAGAAACGGGTATCCGTTTGGCGACAAGTGAGTGTGGAACTTGATTCGATCATTACCTGAGGCCTGTACTACCAAGCGGTTAACACTGTTGTCGGTCCGTCGAACAACGACATCCCGAACACCTGACAACGAACTTGCTGCCGGCAGGGTAATAGTCGTCTCCGTCGCACTGGCGCTAATCAGTACCAGCCCCAACTCTTCTGGCATCAACGCCTTTGATGTCGATACTTCTGTCACCCGCGAAGACATGGGACTGGCCAAATTCAGTAGCGTCTTCAAGGCCGCTAGCAATTGATCGTTAACATTCTCGGATGGCGTCATTCCGGCCGCTGTAATAACGGCCAGAAGCTCTTCGGTCACACTGTTTCCCCATACTGCCGGGATCAACGATCCCGGCGTCCCGGCCACCGGGTTTTCATCGACGAACCGGCTATTGACCAGACCGACGCTGGGTACGCTTTTCGGATAATCCATCCCTCTACTCCCTAGTCATAATTGATGTGCACCTTGGTATGCGCCGGTGCGCTGCGGTGGATCAGGCATTCCAGTGCCGAGCCCGGGTTCACGCCGAAGCGTTCGCCCCAGTAACTGGCGCCAAAACGCCGGCCCAGCAGCAATCGCCCACCGGTATTGAGCGTCCACATGAACTGCGCTTCCCAGGTGCCCCAATGCGCCGCACCGAAACGCGAACGTCCCATGCGCGGGGCTTCCAGTTCGGTGATGGTGGCGTTCGGGTAACCCTGGCTTTTGGCGATTTCGAGGTAGTAGCCGACGGCCTGGCTGCCGACCGCGAGCAGGCGGCGACGTACCGCGAGGCGGCGGTCATCGAACAGTGGCGTAGCGCCGAGGCACGGGTCGGGCAGGTTCATCACCCGCTCCCAGTCCGGCACCAGTTCACTGACGCCGGCCGGGTCCATTTCGTTGAGCAGGTCGGCGGCGCGGGCGTCGAGGCGGGCCAGTTCCTGGGCGACGCCTTCGAGGACTTCTTCGAGTTCCGGCACCCGTTCAGGGTCCCAGGCCGGGCCGCTGGGCAGCAGGCTGCGCAGTTGGGCGTGGTATTGCGCGGCAGTTCTTATGCCCCCCATACGCAACCTCCGAAGGTCAGCAGCTCATTGCGCTCGGTTTCGACATCAGCGACAGGCAAGGTGAGGACGTGGTCGTTTTCGCCGCTGGTGCTGCTGATCGCTTCACGGATGTGACTGATCAACAACTTCTGGCCGAGGTCGGCTTCACGGTTATGCAGGTCTCGCAACTGCGCTTCAACGGCGGCGCGTGTGGCGGTGGTGTCGGGGGTCAGCGTCAAGTGATAGACCACCGGCACCTGAACCGGCCGCTGCACATGCACCTCGGCGGTGACCGGGCGCAGAGGCTCGATATAGGCCTGAACTTCGGCCAGTTGTTCGTCGTTCGGCACCGGTTGCGGGTCGTCGTCACGCATGATGAACAGGCTGACCGTGCCCGGCCCCAACAACCCGCCACGACACCAGGCGCGAGTCACTCCCGAGCATTCGAGTGCCCAGGTTTCATAGTCTTGCGCCGAACCGCCGTGAGGGATGATGCGGTAGGAGCGGATCACCCGCGAACGTAGCGACTCCAGGCTTTCCCGCGCCACTCCTCCGCTGAGACCTGGCGCCAGCACGCTGAAACTATTGCCGACGATACCCGCAATCGGTTGCACCGGAATCAGCGTCATACCGGTCTCGGCATTGCCCAGGCTGCCGGCCTCGAGCGCGGCGATGGTGGTGCTGTTGAACCCGTTGCTGGTGGTGCGTGCGGCGGTCACTTTGTAGGTGCGACCGTCGCTCGATTGCAGCAGGGTGTCGACATCCAGCACGGCACCGGCGCTGGCGGTAAAGCTGACGCTGCCGCTGGCCGCTTGGGCGGGTTTGCGTGGCTGGTTCAAACGCAGTGCGGCGATCCGTTCCAGGGTCGATTCATCAGCCTTGTCCGGGAGGATCTGCTCGGCGATCCAGTCCAGGTAGCCATACAGGCCATAGGCGGCGCCACCGAGGGTGCGGGCCAGCACTTGCGCATCGGACTGGCGCAGCGAATCACTGGCCAGGTCGCTTTGGGTGCGCTTGATCAGCACCGGCAGCGAAGGGGTTTCAAACGGCATAGATCACCTGCCAACTGTTATCAGGGTTGATGTCCAGGCGCTCGCCATCGGCCAGGGTCAGGACCGTGCGCAGGTTCAGGCGCTGGGCGTCGAGACGTTCGCTAATGATGTCGATGGCGCTGCAATGACCGTCGTCGATCAGCCATTGCAGGGCTTCGCGGGCATAGAATTCGGCGTCCATCTGGGTTTGTCGGGTCAACTTGACCCGGAGCAGCAGCCACAGCCGCGAACCGATGCGGTCATCGGCGACGGTGGGAAACGTGTCGCCCCACCAGCCGAAACGTTCTTCGTCATCGAGGGCGTCGTCATCGGCAGCGCGGCGCCAGGTGAACAGGCTGATCAGCACTGAGCGGGTCAGTGCGGCATGCAGGTTTTGGCTGATCAACATCACTGCCCTCCTGCCGGTACGCCGGTCTGACCATTGCCTGCTTGAACGCCGACATGCACGTGTTTGATCTGGCTGATGCCGCCGGCAATCTGATCGCCTTGGGAGACGATCTTGCCGGTCTGGGTCAGGGTCGGTGTGTCGATGTTCACGGCGCTGCTGGCGCGGATGTTCAGGGTGGCGGTTTCGATGTCGATGATCCGCCCGCGCTTGAAGTGAATTTTGTCGCCTTCGTCGGTGTAGATCGCCACTTCGCCAGCGGCCAGGGACTGGAGGCGATAGCGACGGTCGGCGACCACCAGCACAATGGCGTGGGAGCGGTCACCGCCAAGAAAGGTGGCGATACCTTCGGCGCCGGCCAGCGGATTGCTGGTGAAACCGTAGGGTTCGAAGTGCTCCATGTCATCGTTCACTTCGCCGGCGGTGAGGCGCATTTGCAGCGATTGAAGCTTGGTGGCCGAGTTGGCGAGCACGACAGTGCCGCGCGCCAGGAGGCGTGTCAGTAGGCTCATTCGGGTTCCTTCAATGATCAGGTCGGACGCGGTCGAGTGTGGGAGCGGGCTTGCTCGCGAAAGCGGTGGGTCAGTCGACTTCAGTGTTGAATGATCAACCGCATTCGCGAGCAAGCCCGCTCCCACAGGGTTCGGTGTAAGGCTCAGGCCTTTTTGGGAGGCTCGGGATTGGCGTCAAAGGTATGCGGCGGTGCGACTTGCAGGGTGGTGACCGAACCTTGCGCCGACAGCGAGTAGGTCACCTTCGAGATCAGCATGTCGTCATCAAACCCCAGCACCGGATCCTTGACCCTGACCTGCGTGTTATGACGCCACAGATCGCCGTTCGATTGCCGCCAGCCCTGCACCTGATAGGTGGTGGCTTTGGCCTTGCCCACGCGGGTGGCGCTTTCCCAGTTGGCTCGTTGCAAGGCGAGATCGGGATTGATCTGCATGCCTTCGTTGATCACCGTGACCCGCCGACGTTTGTAGCACAGGTCGGCGGACACTGATTCAACCTCGCTGACCGCTGCCCCGCTCTTCTTGTCCGTGCCCTTGTGCTGGCCGATCACCCGGTATTCGGAGAACACCTGGCTGTAATCCATCGGCGCGTTGGCCGACAGAATATTCTTGCCCAACTCCAGCGCGTCGCTGGCCCGGCCACCACTGCCAGGCCGGGCCAGCACCAGCCGGCCCTGGGCATCATCGGTAGAAAACACCCGGAACAATGTCAGCAAGCGGTCGATGGATTGAAACACCGTTTCCCCCGGCACAATGGTGTGGCTGCTGAGCCGGGCGGTCTCGGGAATTTCGCTGACCACAAAGACCTTGTAGGTGATCGCCAGCGCTTCGACGATGCTCAACAGCGATTGCTCATGCCACTGATTCGGGCGGTTGGTCGCGGCGCAATCCACCAGATCCTGGGTGCAGGAACTGCCTTCGATGTTCAGGCTGATCTGCCGCCCGTCGTAACTGATCGGGGCCTTGAACACATACCCGGTCAGCACCAGATCCTGGCCGATGCGCACTTCACAGGCGTCACCGGGCTGGATCCGTTTGTCCACGGTCTGCCCCGGCCATTGCCAGGTGATGTTGAGTTTAAAGGTGCGGAACTGGCGCTCCAGATCCGCCGTGATTTCCACGCTTTTCCAGCCACCGTATTCCAGCCCGCCGACGGTCAGGGTGACCCGGTTATCCATGTCGTTCATGGTTCACTTCCCGGAAACTTTCACATCGTTCGGTGGCAGGAACCCCGGATGGGCAACACCGTTGCGTTGAGTCACCTCCGTGACCCGCGTCGCGTCGGCGAATTGCCGATAGGCCACGACGACGGCAGGCAAGCTCTCCTGAAAGGATTTACTGACCAGCCGCACGCCGGACGACGCCACCGCTTTGAGGTGCGCATTCAAGTTCTGCTTCAGATCGTTGATGGCCTGATAGTGCGCGGGGCTGGCCTTGTTCAGTGCCAGTTGGATCGCTTCGTTCAACTCCTTTTGCAACAACTGCAAATCTTCGGTGACCGGCACTTCCTGACGGGTGACCGGCTGCAGCGTCTGATGATCCAGCGACGGCTGCGAGGTCAGTTTCACCGGCGTCGAGGCCACTGGCATCGAGGCGACCCATTGCGCCACTTTGACCAGCAACGTGTCCTGCACCAGATCGGCCATGGCTTGCGCCGCGGCGGTGGTGTCCTTGCCAGTGGTGAGCTTCGGCGCATCGGCCTTGCGGATGGCTTCGAGCTGTTGGGACACGTCGGCAATCACGCCACGATAACCCTCCTTCGCGGAGTCCTTGAGCGATTTGATATCGCCGAGCAATCCCTTGAATTCCGCCGCCACTTCCTTGGGCAATTCCTTGACCGCCTTGACCAGCGCCGTGATCTGCCGGTACTCCTCGATCAACGGTTTGAGCTGTTCCTTGATAACGTCATACACCTCGGTCAGGCTGTTGCGCAGATTGTTGATACCTATCCGCGCTGCCTGGATCCGGATCATGACCTCTTCGAACCGCGCCACCGCCGAGCCCAGCAGCGTGTCCGCCGACAACAGCAGCACCTTTTGCGTGCTCACCGTGGCCGTCGGAAACTGCAGCGGCTGATCGGGATAGAACTTCAGGGCAAAGGTCACCAGCCCGCCGTCCTGGCGGGTCTGGGTCATGTCGCATTCACCGACCTTGACTTGCATCCGCCCCAACCACGGGTGGACCAGTTCACCACTGCCCTGCTCCAACGCCTTGAGCAACTTGTCGCGCTGCTCCAGGCAATCGGCGCCGACGATGAAGGCCGTCAGATCGTGGATCTTCGCCTGCTGCCCAAGGCCCTCGAAAAACGGCTGGTCACGTTGTGGATACTCGTGCAACTGGCCCTTGTGGCCGACCGGGGTTTTCGCCTGATCGACCCAAAAACCGACACCGCGAAAGGATGCCGGCAACAATCGGTCACGCCAGTTCATTGGAACCTCCCAGAGACAGCGAGCGATAGCCGATGCGCGAATTGAGCGACAGCCCCGGTTGATTGGTTTGCGGTTGATCGGTACGCAGCCCGGCCGGCGCGTTTTCGAAGCGCACGGTCAGGCCGCCTTCGAGTTGCGTGCGGTTGTTGGCGGCGGTTTGCTGGATCAGGGTGCTGGAGTTTTGTGTCAGAGAACCGGGCTGCATCGGCGACTTGATCGGCAAACTGCCGGGAGCCGTCAGCGCGCTCGAGGCTGGCTCGGACGCGTCACCAAAGAAGGCCGCTGCTGGCGCAAATTCACCCTTGCCTTCGGCATTGGTTTTCTTTTGCACCTCGGTGAAACCTTCGACCTTGCCGGTAATTTGGGCGATAAAGCCACCAAAGCTACCGCCGAGCATCTCCTGGATCGGCGCCAGAATGGCCCGGAGTTTTTCCGCTTTTTCACTGAAAAACTGAACCACAGATGCCCACGTTTCGCTCAATGCATCCAAGGGCGACCAAGTGAACAGGCCGCCGAGATAGGAAAAGAATTCCTGAGCCCCAAGCTTGATTGACTCCCAGTAGCCCGAAAATATGGCAGGCACCTGATCCCATGCAGCGGCAATCGCATCCAGCGGCACCCAGTCGAACAGGCTGCGCAGTTTCTCCTTTACCGGCACGGTCAGTGCCATGAGCAGATCCCAGATGGCGGCAAACAAACCGACAACGGCCCCCCAGTTGTTCAGGATCATTCCGTAAGGCGTCCAGGCAAACCACGCCTTGAGGAAATCGAATCCTGCGCTCACGACTGCTTTCACTCGATCAAAAATATCCGAGAAAACTCCGCTGATCGGCGCCCAGTAACTGACAACCTTTTGCCAGAGCCCGGCGAAAAACGTCGAAATCGGTTCCCAGTTGGCAATGATCAAACCGGCAGCTACGGCAATGCCCATGGCAATCAGCATGATCGGATTGGTCTTGAGCACCATGTTCATCAGCTCGAACACTTGCGTCGCGCCGGTCACGGCCGTTTGCATCGCCGAGAACGCGATGGCACCTGCCGCCAGCCCTTCGACCAGCTTCGGGTTGTCATCGAGCAGACTGCCAAAACCAACCAGCAAAGGTTGAAGACCTGCCGTTACCGTAGCGACGGCAGGCTGCAGGGCAGTGTTGGCCGCGACCGACACCTGCTCCATCGATCGACTGAACACATTCATGTTTTGCGTGGCGCTTGCCGGCGCCTTCGGCAAATCAACGCCTTCGGCCGATTCGCTGACCTCAGTCAATTTGCCTTTGAACGCGTCGGACGCCTTGATCGCATCCATGAACGGCGTAATCACGCTACCGCCCTTGAACAAACCGCTGATGTCCAGTTTGCCGAGGCCGGTCTGCTCCAGGTTTTTCTTGAAGCTCTCGACTTTTGCCCGCAGGGCGCCGAGTTTGGGTGACAGTTCGTCAATGCCCGTGAGCAGCACCGACGTTTTCTCTTTCGTTTCTGTGTCTGCCATCACTGCACCTGCTGCATCGCATTGATCCGTTGCGCGTGCTCCAACGATTCGCGGAGCACATCCAGTGGCCTGGCCATCATCTGTTCGGGGTCAACCTTCCAGAACCAGGCCAGGTCATAGGCGACTGCGATCAGGTCGGTGATGGCTCCGACGCCGCACTCATGAAAAAACTCGCGACGGCCCAACTCAGCGCGTTGAGGTCAGCCAGATCCAGCTGGTTGACCGACGACGGCGGGATGCCGGCGCACACGGCGATGTATTTGGCCGCGACGTCCATGTCGAGGCTGACCTCTTCGCTCTTGTCGATCTTGTACGGCAGCGCCTTGATCGCCCGAACTTCCTGCACCGTCGGACGGCGCAGGTTGAGTTCGGTCAAGGGCTCGCCGTGGGCTTCGATCGCAACGTGAAGCTTCACGGCGTTGCTCATTGCCAGGTCCCCTTGATGCCTTCGAATTTCAGTTCGATGGTGGCGTCGTCGCCTTTGGAGACAGGCTCTTCAACCAGGTAGGCGCCGGCCAGTACGTAGACTTTGCCGTTGCTGAATTCGCAGGTGACGGTCATGTCGGTGCCTGCGATCAGTTGCTTGAGCGGGAAGTCCGCGGTGTGCAGCGCCGTCACTTTGAACGATGGCGCGATGTCGGTTTCCTTGTAGAAGCCCGGCACGACGGTTTCCCGTTTAACGGCCATCAATGGTGCTTCGCAGCCGCCATTGATGGTCAGTTGAGCGCCGTCCACTTTGACGTAGCAGGTGCCCGCAATCAGTTGACCCATGGTGTTTCTCCCTTCAAATAAAAAGCCCACGCGAGGTGGGCTGAAATCACACAGTCAAAGGCAGCGATCAGGCTGCGTCGTCGTACTGCAGACGGAACTGGTTGAGCAGCGCGAACACGCGCAGGCCGTTGATGTAATCCGGCGGGAACAGCACGTTGACCCGGCTCGGGTCCTGAACATCGCGCTCGACGATCAGGTGTTCGGCGAACAGTTCGGCGTTTTCCACGTGGCCTTCCAGTTCGAGCTTGGCGTACTGGGCGATCAGCTCACCGCGAATGGTGCTTGGGGTGACGATGGGCTGGCCGGCGCCGAAACGGGTGCCATCGGAGGCCAGTTTGTGCCGACCGTATTTGCTGGTAATCACACTTTGCAGACGACGCACGATGAACGCCGACTGGTGCATGGTTTCGCTGTCCAGGTAGGAGTTATCTGCCTGGCCGTAGGCGTTCTTCTGATAGGTGGTGATCGAACGCTGAATGCGCACGTAGCCGCCTTCGTAGTACGCGGTAGCGATGCCGTAGTTGAGCAACGACTGACGCTCGGTCAGAGTGAAACGCTCGCTTGCCGGTGCCGGATCGAGACCTGGCAGGCTACCGCTTTGGGTCGGACGACTGGCGTCGGCAGAGATGAACACCGAGGTGCGCGCAGCTAGTGCAGCGGCCTGCACCCAGAACGGTTGCGGTACGCCCGGCTCCAGCGCCTGGATAGTCATATGCTGGTCGTTACGCGCCTGACCGGCCGCCACCAGAGTACCGAGGGTGCCGCGCTTGGCGCTGTAGACGTGACCGAACAATTGCTTGGCCCAGGACCAACGACCGGTGCTGTCATCCATGACGGCTTGCCAGGTGTTGAGGGTCGACAGATCCGACCACGGCACGCAGATGAACTCGAACGGTTCATCGCCCAGCGCCGCCACGGCGGCCACTTGATCCGGCACACCGGTGCCGCCGGTCATGGCAGTGATTGCCAAGGTCAGGCCTGCCGGCGTTTCTTCGCCGTTGCTCTTGCCCAGGCGATTGAATTGCAGGCTGATGTCGTTGCCGCTGTCGCCAGTCCATTTGGCGCTCAGGGTGACGATACCGTCGACCGCTGCAGCGCTAACCGGCAGATCGGCAGAGGCATTGATTTTCAGCGCCAGGGCCGTGGCCGCTTGCGCCGCAGTGGCACCGTTGACGATGGCCGCCTGAACACGAACGCCGCCGACGTACAGGTTGAGCACGCCGCTTTGAGTCGCCGCACCAGTCAGGGTCAGCACGCCTTTGGCAATGCTGCCTTCAGTGTTGTGCAGCGGCAGGCACCAGATCTCGCCGATCGGGTCGGTCTTGCGCCAGGTTTCGTACATCGAGGCGAGCATCGAGCCTTGGCCGCCAATGCTTTTTGCCAGCGCCACGCTGGACACCAACACCAGTTTGCCGACGTCGGCCGGCGCGATGTTGTCGTTGACCTGAGCAACGATCAGGCGGCGCATGGCCGACGACGCGCTATTGGCGGCCGAGTTGTCCATTTCGGCGTAGAACAGCGGAACACGAATGTCTGCGGGGATGTTGCTGAATCCGATCGCCATTATTTGGCTCCCTGTGGTTTCGCCGCTTTCACGGCTTTGGTAGTGATATCGCCATCGGCCAGACGTCGACGCCACCAGGCGTTGTCCGGCACTTCACGGCCCTCGAGGGACAACAGATCGCCCGCTTCCGGGTCCGGCACGACACGGCCGGGGGCCGGTAGCACGGTGATGCGTTTGCTCATGGGGTTACGTCTCCAGAGAAAGTCAGTTCCAGGCGCCCGTCGGGGCCTGGGCGTTTCAGATTGGGGTCCGCCGGATCGATCGCATCGACCCGCACGGTGACCCCGGTAAAGGACGACAAACCGTCCAGTTCACGCTCGTGCCAGCTCTCCGCCGGTTGACCTGGCAGATTGCGGCCGAGCTGGAATTCGGCAAAAAAGCGCAGGCGATACAACACGCGGCTGCTGTTGATGGAAACCAGTTCGCCGCCGTCGTACTCGATGGCGTCGTAGTCGCTGCCGGGCTTGAAACCCACCAGAGCGCGCCAGAGTTCGGCGCGCAGGTCATGCAACAGATCCAGCGCTTTTGTAGCGTCCGTGGTGTCGAGTACCAGGGTTACTTCGAAGCGGTCGCGGATGGGTTGCAGCATCAGGTTTTGCGCGAGGCTCTTGCTCGCCAGATCGGCAATCGGCACCACATAGGCGCAGGGGGTTTGCAGCGGGGTGTTGGCTTGCAGCGTGGCGAGGTCGATGCCGGCGGCCACGCGATTGGCCAGGGTTGGGCATTGCTCACGCAACTGCGTGAGGATCGGCGTGATCTTCATATTTTTTCACCGGGCAATAAAAAACCCGCGGCGGCGGGTTTGAGTGAACGGTACTGGCTGTGGGAAACCCGCGTCCTTGCGAGCCAGTGCGGCATGCACTGTGGATGACACTCCTTCAGGTTGGGGTCTCAATGATCCTGAGACGTATCGCGCGGTGGCACTTCGCAAACGCCAATCCGCTTGGCCGCCCAGCGCTCATAAAGCCCAATGGCCACGTCCGCACCGGCCATCGCCGTCAGGCAGCCAAAGGCACCGGCGGCCCAGATCGACACGCCAGCCGCGTACAGCAGCATGATTGCCGAGACCCCGCAGATCATGCAGGCCCCGGACCGCAGTGCCAGACGCCGCAGCAGCGACCAGCCACGGGCGCCCTCCTTGTCAGCTCGCCACATTTCGCCGGACACCCCGCCCACCAAGGCGAGAACGATGACCAGCCAGATCGGCATGTCCAGCAACGCTTGTTGCTCGTTTGTCATGTCACGCCTCCTGGGGGTGATTGATGAGTGATGTGTGTTGAGTTCAAACGATGTCTCTTGAGGTAGGCATTCCAAAAAGCCCGGTGCCGGGGCCTAATGCTGTTCATTCAGGCGCGCTCTTGGATCGTGCGTACCTTTGTGGCGAGCGAGCTTGCTCCCTCGCCACAGGTTTCTCTGATTCAAGACTCTTTTCAGTGAACAGCATTAGGCGCCTGGGCCGGGCTTTTGAGTAATACGGTCCTGGTTTAGATGCAGACGTTGTGGAATGCATCAACCGTGCTTATGGAACTTCAGGCCAAGTGACGGTCAGCGGGTAGCCCGGTTGTTTGTTGACGTTGCTCATATCGATGAAGAACTGCTTGTACGCCAGCAACCCGGCTTCATCAGCTGGAGTGGCCAGACCCAGCTCAACCTTGTACGCCAGCGCGGTAGAAGCCAGGGTGGCATTGGCTCGTTCAATACGTGGCATTCTTGCGCTGCGCAGTTGGATAGCAAGCGCGGACTGCTGGCCCCACGGATCGCTGTCGGTAAACGTCCAGACGCCGTTTGTGTTCACCGCGTTCCAGGAATAATCGATCTTGGGCAATGCGGTGACATCCACCCAGACTTGATCGGACGGAAACTCTTCGGTGATCGGGTTGTTGGTTTCGAAGATGTTGTCGACCTTGCCATCAACGACACGTACGTACTTTTTCATAGTCATTTCCTTTTTGATTGCCGGCATCCCGGCATTTCGGTTCCTGCCCAGGTAGGCATTCCAAAAAGCCCGGTATTGGCCGGGCTTTTCAGTAATGCGGTCCTTCGCCTTCCTTTGATCCTGTGCACAAAAAAGGAAGCTGACCTTTCGGCGCTACTGGCGCGGTACGAGTCCATTCAAATTGTTTTTCCGACCGCGGTCCCTGCCCGCCGGATAACTGCTTCTGGTGCTTTACGCTGCACACCCGGGTCAGTTGCCAACCCTCTGAACCGTTGAGGCCGGTTCATCGCTGCCTTTGTTGTGGAACTAAAGAGCTTCGTTTCGAGCCACTTTGTTGAGCGGCTTGAGACAAAGAATATGCATGGATGCATATACAGTCAATGCATAAATGCATTTATTTATGCATTACAAATGCACTGGCGCATTAAAGCCCCGCAGACAAAGGCGTTGGCGGTTTTCGGCAGGCGAAAAAAAACCCGCCGGGTAGCGGGTTTTATCTGACAGCGATGAGGTTAACGGGCGTACATGCCCCACCAGAAGACGTGACCAAGGATGACAATCTGCTCTTCCTGGATCTCCTGGAAGCTGTAGTCCTCGTCCGGATGCTCATCGCGATTGAAGCTGCGCAGGCGAATCCCTGTCGGCAGGCGATAAAGCTGTTTCACCCGCAACTGGCCGTTGTGGTTGATGGCGTACAAGTCACCGTCAACGATGTCGCCAATCCCGCATTTGCCGGCATTCACCCCGACCGTGGCGCCATCGCGCAGCACCGGCAACATGCTGTTGCCGCGCACGGTCACGCATTTGGCCTGATCGAACTGCACGCCGTTGTGGCGCAAGCTACGCTTGCCGAAGCGCAGGCTAGAGCGCTCGCTCTCTTCGATGACGAATCTTCCTGATCCAGCAGCCAATTCAACCTCGCGAAGAAAGGGGACCGACACCTCGTCGTCATCGACTGGCGTATCGTCGTCCCACAGGCTTATGTCCTTGAGTTCCGAATGCGATTCATCGCGCCCAGCGTTGGCAGCAGGCGCGACATCTGCGCGGCCACGCAACTGATCGGTGCTCACGGCGAAGTATTCGGCAATCTTCGAAATATGTTTATCCGAAGGATCGACGATCTTCCCGCTGAGGATCCGCGAGAGAGTGGATTGAGGCACGCCGGTGCGACGGTGAAGCTCCGTGGGGGAGATCCCGTGCTGATCGAGCAGCGTTCTTAAGACGGTAGAAACATTGCGTTTTTGCATAACGCGCATAGTGCTTGATCTTTTTTCGGAAGACAAATGCTGATTTGCATAGATCGTGCATAGCCAGCATAAAGGAACCGGGAGGCTTTCATGCCTGCGTCAGGCAGACCGCCCATGGTAATCTTGCGCCCATCGCGGAAAAGCCGGGCCGATGCCCCTCCTTTGCCCTACACCTTTCAACGAGTTTTCCTGAATTTCCGATGAATAAAGCCCTCTCCGATCTGTCCTCCCACACCCCGATGATGCAGCAGTACTGGCGCCTGAAGAACCAGCACCCTGACCAGCTGATGTTCTACCGCATGGGCGACTTCTACGAGATCTTCTATGAAGACGCGAAGAAGGCCGCCAAGTTGCTGGACATCACCCTGACAGCTCGTGGGCAATCGGCGGGTCAGGCGATTCCGATGTGTGGGATTCCTTACCACGCCGCGGAAGGTTACCTGGCGAAACTGGTGAAGCTCGGCGAGTCGGTGGTGATTTGTGAACAGGTTGGCGACCCGGCCACCAGTAAAGGCCCGGTGGATCGTCAGGTGGTGCGGATCATCACCCCCGGCACAGTCAGCGATGAAGCGCTGCTGGATGAACGTCGGGATAACCTGATCGCAGCGGTGCTGGGTGATGAGCGTCTGTTCGGTCTGGCGGTGCTGGACATTACCAGCGGCAACTTCACCGTGCTGGAGATCAAGGGTTGGGAAAACCTGCTGGCGGAACTGGAGCGGGTCAATCCGGTAGAGCTGATGATCCCGGACGACTGGCCGAAAGACCTGCCGGCGGAAAAACGTCGTGGGGTTCGTCGCCGTGCGCCGTGGGATTTCGAACGTGATTCGGCGCTGAAAAGTCTTTGCCAGCAGTTTTCCACCCAGGACCTGAAAGGTTTCGGCTGCGAGAACTTGACCCTGGCGATCGGCGCCGCCGGTTGCCTGCTCAGCTACGCCAAGGAAACCCAGCGCACCGCCCTGCCGCACTTGCGCAGCCTGCGTCATGAACGCCTGGACGACACTGTAGTGTTGGACGGCGCGAGCCGTCGCAACCTGGAACTGGACACCAACCTGGCCGGCGGTCGCGACAACACTTTGCAATCGGTGGTCGATCGCTGCCAGACCGCCATGGGCAGCCGACTGCTGACCCGCTGGCTGAACCGTCCACTGCGGGACTTGACCGTATTGCTGGCGCGTCAAAGCTCGATCACTTGCCTGCTCGACGGTTACCGCTTCGAAAAACTGCAACCGCAGCTCAAGGAAATCGGTGACATCGAGCGGATTCTCGCGCGAATCGGCCTGCGCAATGCCCGTCCTCGTGACTTGGCGCGCCTGCGTGACGCACTCGGTGCACTGCCAGAGTTGCAGGTAGCGATGGCCGAGCTTGAAGCTCCGCACATCATCCAACTGGCGACGACCACCAGCACCTACCCGGAACTGGCGGCGCTGCTGGAAAAAGCCATTATCGACAACCCGCCCGCAGTCATCCGTGACGGCGGCGTGTTGAAAACCGGTTACGACAGCGAACTCGACGAACTGCAATCGCTCAGCGAAAACGCCGGGCAGTTTCTGATCGATCTCGAAGCGCGTGAGAAAGCCCGCACCGGCCTGTCGCATTTGAAGGTCGGCTACAACCGGATTCACGGCTACTTCATCGAGTTGCCGAGCAAGCAGGCCGAATCGGCACCTGCGGATTATATTCGCCGGCAGACCCTCAAAGGCGCCGAGCGCTTCATCACCCCGGAACTGAAGGCGTTCGAAGACAAGGCGCTGTCCGCCAAGAGCCGCGCCCTGGCTCGCGAGAAGATGCTCTACGAAGCGCTGCTCGAAGACTTGATCGCCCAGTTGCCGCCCTTGCAAGACACGGCCGCCGCACTGGCCGAGCTGGACGTGTTGAGCAACCTCGCCGAGCGTGCACTGAATCTGGACCTGAACTGCCCGCGCTTCGTCAGCGAGCCGTGCATGCGCATCACCCAGGGTCGTCACCCAGTGGTCGAGCAAGTCCTCACCACGCCGTTTGTGGCCAACGACCTGAGCCTTGACGACAACACCCGCATGCTGGTGATCACTGGTCCGAACATGGGCGGTAAATCTACCTACATGCGTCAGACTGCGTTGATCGTGTTGCTAGCGCATATCGGCAGTTTTGTGCCGGCGGCCAGTTGCGAATTGTCCTTGGTAGACCGGATCTTCACCCGGATAGGTTCGAGCGATGACTTGGCGGGCGGTCGTTCGACCTTCATGGTTGAAATGAGCGAAACCGCGAACATCCTGCACAACGCCACCGAACGCAGTCTGGTGCTGATGGACGAAGTCGGTCGCGGCACCAGCACCTTTGACGGTCTGTCCCTGGCCTGGGCCGCGGCTGAGCGTTTGGCGCACCTGCGGGCCTACACACTGTTCGCTACCCACTATTTCGAGCTGACAGTGCTGCCGGAAGCCCAGCCGCTGGTGGCCAACGTGCACCTCAACGCTACTGAGCACAACGAACGCATCGTGTTCCTGCACCACGTGCTGCCTGGGCCTGCCAGCCAGAGCTACGGCTTGGCGGTTGCGCAGTTGGCCGGTGTGCCGAGCGAAGTGATCGTGCGGGCTCGCGAGCATTTGAGCCGACTGGAATCCACAGCGCTGCCTCATGAGGTTCCAAAGCCGATCAAAGGCAAACCGGTTACGCCGCAGCAGAGCGACATGTTCGCCAGCCTGCCGCACCCGGTGCTGGATGAACTGGCCAAACTTGATCTGGACGACATGTCACCGCGTCGTGCGCTCGAAATGCTCTATACACTAAAGACACGGATCTAA